CAGGCGCTAGCATGTCGGCTAAAATAGCCCGCAGCATACGGGCTGATATGAAAAAGAACATAGATCAACGTGGCTGGGGTGTATCAGTAGTGCCCTCGCAAGGCGGTATATTATTATCTACCCCACAGGTAGGCAGTGAGCCGTATCAACAATTTTTCTACAACTTAGCTGTTAATGGTTGGGGGATAATGCGGGGTGTGCCTATGGAGTGTTCTACCAGCTTTAACGATAACCTGTACTTTGGCACCGCAGATGGCAGGGTTATGATAATGGATTCAGTCGTAGATAACGCACTTCTAACCCCTGTAGACCCGCCAATAAACGGCGATGCAATTGAATTTTCTATCCTTACTGCATTTAGCAGCATGGGAGAAGACGGCACGTATAAACGTCCTCATCTAATCCGGCCTGATTTTATATCCACACTGGCACCTTCGCATACTTCTCAAATACGCTTTGACTACGACATCACAGAAGGCGTGAACAACGCACTGACCGCGCCAACCCCTTCAACGTCGGCCTTATGGGACACGGCCTTATGGGAGACAGCGGTTTGGGGTTCTGATGCTGGCGACATTTTCCCGTCTATGGGCGGTGCATGGGGCTATGGCCGATACTGTGCGGTAGCCACTAAGGGAACTTGCAGGGCAGGTACTAACCTTATAGGGTGGGACGTTATCTACTCAACTGGTGGGGTCATGTATTAATGAACATTGAGTTCAGACAGTTTATAGGCCACTACGATTGGGGCTGGTGTAATTTGCAGGTAGGTATTAAGCGATGCGAAGACACTGACGGCATAATGGCTATCGACCTAGACACCAATACTACTGTCGGGGCTTGCATCATGGACAACTGGACAGCGAATAGCGTCCAGTGTCATTTTATGCTGACTACACCGCTGGTATTGAAGCATGGATTCTTAGATTTGTGCTTTGACTTCATGTTCAATATAATGGGGGTGTCGCGTGTATACGGTCTAGTACCGGCTAACAACGAGAAAGCAGTTAAATTTAACACCCATATTGGCTTCACAGAAAAAGCCAGAATGGACGAAGCCTTTGAAAAAGGCGTGGACTATTTATTAATGGAGCTGAAACAAGAAAACTGTTTGCACCTCCCTAAACAAGAAAAGGCGGCATAGCATGGGTAAAAAATCAGGGCCAGCACCCCCAGACTTGACAGGCGCAGCAACAGTCGAAGGCGAGTTTGCGCGAGAAACAGCCCGCGACCAAGCCTACGCGCAAAACGCAGATCAAAACAACGCTTTAGCTAGCAGCCAGTTTACGCAAGAGCTAGTAATCGATCCTGCAAGTGGTGAGCAGGTGACTAAATGGGTCAATAACCAAACCTTGTCAGACCCTATGCAACAGCAGTTTGACACTCAGAATTCAACTAACCAATATTTAGCCGACACCGCTAACAGTATGGGTAGTCAGGTCAGACAAGACTTGGGCACCCCCGCTGAATTTGACCAGTTTGGGTCAGGGCAGCTAGGGCCAGCCGCCACAACAGGCAATGAGCAATTTAGCTACAGCAGCGACAACCGTGGTAGGGCAGAAGATGCAGCCTACCAAAAGGCCACTAACCGGCTAGACCCCAGAATGGAGAAAGAACGGGCTACACTCGAACGACAACTGACTAACCGTGGCCTTCGGGCCGGTGATTCAGCGTTTGATTCAGCTATGGGCAACTTTGGCAACCAGAGCAACGACGCCTATGAGCAAGCTAGGCTAGGCTCGGTAGCTCAAGGCCGTATGGAAGATAGTCAGTCTTTTAGTCAGGCTCAAAATTCCTTTGGTACTAACCGCGCCTCTGAACAGCAGCAGTTTGATCAAGGCACACAGGCCACTAATCAGGCTAATGCATTAAGGTCACAAAACATTCAAGAGTATTTAGGCAAGCGTAATCAAAGTCTTAAAGATCAAAACGCACTTAGAGACTCAAACACTAACAGCAAAGTTATTAGTGACTTTGGAAGCGGAGGCTAACTATCATGGCAATTAATTTTGGGCCACAAGCAAGATACGAAAGGGCAGCAACCCCACAGTTTGCAGCAGCAGCAGCAGCCGAAGGGCGGCAGGCTCAACAAGCTAACGCTCAGGCCAATGCATTGCGCTCACAAACTTTGTTAGGCGCAGGCAATCTTTATAACGCAGGCATGGGAGATAAAAGCCCTATTGCTGATATGCTATTTGACGAAAGCGCGGCACCTAGCGGCATGGTTGATGGTGCAATGGCAGGCGAAGAAGCTAGCAGGATGAGTGTAAACGAGCTGGTAAACCCCTTTGACACTGTGGGCGGTGCCGGTGATATGGGCAGCAGCGCAGTAGCCACTCCCTTTATCGAAGAAGGCGCACAGCAGGTCACAGAATTAGGCACACAGGCAGCATTAGATGCTAGCACTGGCGCTGCATTAGAAGCTGGCACAACCGCAGCGGCAGGTGCAGGCGGTTTTGGTGCTGCATTATCAGCCGCTAACCCTTACATTTCAGCCGCGCTATTAGCTGACAGACTTGGAATTTTTGGGTAAACGCTATGGAAAAGTTAAACGCATTGACTTTAGCTCTTAGGCAGAACGCACAAGGCGAAGCTGACTTAGGCGGGCTAAACGAAGATTACGCAAGAGCAGAAAACATGCGTAACACGTCCAACGCAAAGGTTAATCAATATGGCACGGTGTCACCATTCGCGGTGATGGCGGATGTCATTAATCAATCGCGTGGGCGTAAAGACATGCGCGAGATAGCACCACAGCGCACAGCCGCTAGATCATCCGTGGCCGATAACGCCAATGCACTGCCTTTGTACAGAGCGCAACAAATGGAGCAGCAAAACGCCTACGACAAAACCATAGATGCCCAGAACCAACAAAATGTCGTTAATGCCAGAGCAGACACTAACGCGAATAGAGCGCTTAAACAGACTATGGATGCGGCTGAACTTAAAGCTGAACAGGACAAATACGCTAGCGAGCAAAGCCAGCGGGCCACAGGGCCTACAGCGTACACTGATACAAAGTCTGGAAATACTGTCTATGTGTCCCGTGACAAGGCCGGTAACTTTATCAACAGTGAGGGTACTATGTTAAATTCGCTTCAAGGGTTAACTGAGAACCCAACAGAAACAACTGATATTACCCAGTTTGGGTACGGCGACAAAGCAGAAGACAAGATAGCTAACGATAGCCTTATGTTGATGGGGCAGGCTAACCGTGTAGGCACGAAAGCTAACGCATTGCCTGATTCAGCTAAAGCGGAGCTGAACAGCGGAGCTGTAAGGTTTGGGCAGTGGTTCTTAGACGCAGCTACACCACAAGGGCTGAATGCGCTTATTAAGTCTGAATACTCTGGCTACTCGCCCGAGGCGAAAAGTTTTCTTGAGAGTCTAGCTAGAATGAGTGCAGAAGAAAGACATGCATTGTTTGGTGCAGCATTGACCGAAGGCGAGGAACGCTCAGGTGCAGAATTCTTAGCCTTTGTAAATGGCCTGTCACTAGACCAGATTATGAGCCGTGCCAAAGATACCTTTGGCTCAAACAGGGAGAAACTTATAACTCAGGATAACAACCGTGGCGGCACCAGACGGCAAGAGTCCATAGAGCGTAATAACTGGACAGCTTTTGACGAGCAGGACACTAGCCAGTCAGGGTCAAATACAGGTATGAAGAACCTTGAGGACATGACTGATGAAGAACTTGCAGCGGAGTTAGGGTAACAACATGGCTACTAGAGAAGAACTACTTACGGCGGTAAAGCGCAAAAGGTTAATGGAGCAAGTTGCCGCTAAACGTGCCGCAGCAGAAACAGCACCGCCCGAAATGTCCACGATGGATAAAGTCAAGGGTGGAGTGCGGGCACTAGGTCAAGGGCTAACCATGAACTTAGCCGATGAAGTGTCAAGTGGTATGGGCGCTTTCGGCAGTATGGCGAGCGATTTTATTACTGGCTCAGACGATGACAGAGGCTTTGGTCAGCGGTACTCCGATCAAATGGATGCGTCTGCTAATCTTCGAGAAGATTTTAGAGAAGAAATGCCAAACACTGCATTAGCCTCTGAAATTGGCGGTGCGGTAGCGGGTGGCGGTGCAGGCGTTGCGAAAGTGCTAGGCACGCAAGCCGTGAGAAATTCATCGGGCTTATTAAAAGCTCTGGCGGCCAGTATAGCAGGCGGTACCGAAGGTGCTGTAGCAGGGTTTGGTGCTGGTAATTCTTTTGAAGACAGATTAGATAAAAGCAAAACCGGCATGATGTTAGGCGCGGCTGTGCCAGCAGTATTGAGCGGCGCAGGGGCGTTGACACGCGGCGCGTCTAACCGATTTAAACTGGATAACGAAATAGAAGTTTTGGACGGGGTACAGCAGCCTTTAAACCTTGCTAATCCTAACGGCGCGAGGGGTAAAACTTACCGCGATGTGGTGGGTAATGCATTTGGTGGGCGGGACGTGTACAACAGCAGCCAACCTTTTATTAAGCGCGCTCAAGATTTGGTTGATGAGAAAGCGGCCAGAGTAACCCAAGTTGCTAAAGGCGGGCGGAACGTCACTGAGGCGGTCAATAAACGCGGTGGCTTCGCTGTATCACAGACTAAACAGGCAGGTAAAGAGCAGGTAGATAACGCAGTGCAGGCTAGAAAGACGGCCGATAGTAACGCTACTGACTTGCTAGATTCTACATTCCGTAAGGACATGACAGACGCCAGCTTACCGGCTAACTTTTCTGACGAAGGGCGCAGGCTATTGGCTGACCCTAGTGTAAACCCTACTGCCAAAATGGATAGGATAGCTAGGGAGTGGACTAAAAACGGATTTAACAGTATTAAGGGGGTTACGTTTGATATTGACAAGCCCACATTCCAGCGCCAAATGAAAGGTCTGTTTGATAATGACCCCTCGCTAGATACAAAAGCAGGGGAGTACATGACCGCGTTTAGCAATCGGCTTGACAAGGCTTACAACCAAAACACAAGGCAGATGAGCGGCGCAGATTTAATGGAGCTTCGCAACCAGTATGCCCGCTCTGCTAATAAGACAGCCGACGCCACCGAGCGCCAAGTATTTAGGACTATAGCTAATAAAGTTGACGACTTAATGTTAGAGAGTATGCCTGACGGTTCTAGGGCGGCTTTTGCCGCAGAAAAAAAGGCGTATGACACGTCACTAATTCTGGATAAGTCCACAGGTTCCGCAGCCAGCAAGAAAGCGGGAGAGTTTACACCCGACGAGTGGCTAGCAGCGACCCCTAAACAGCGTAGGGGTAAAGGCCGTGGGCCAGAACAGGAAACAGCCACTAATGTCCAGACACAGAAAAACACTATTAAAGAGGCTCAAGCGGGGGCGCTAAAAAATCTACCTGAAAGACAGGTGGCTAAAAACGCAGACGCAGCGGCTAAAGAAAACTTTTCACTGAGCAAGAAAGCGGCAAAAGACAGAACTGAGAAAGTTGCCGCTAGTGCTAAAGAAGGGCTTACACGGGCTAAGGATGCAGCGTCTAGCATTAAGTTTAACACGCCACAAGACAAGCCTAGTTTAGCTACTCGGGCCATAGCCACACTGACTTTAGGCTCACCCTTTCTGCCTGCCGCCCTTCCAGTAGGCGCAGGCATAGCTAAAGTAGCTTCTGGTGATACGTTTCAGCGGGTGCTTGCTGGGCAATCACTAGACAAAACATTAAACAAGTTAGGGGGTGCCAGCGTTGGCGGGTTAAGTTTAGCCGACATCCTTAGACAAGGTACTGCGGCAGGCGCGGTACAAGGCAGTACACAAACACAGGAATAACATCATGGCACGTAATGCATCAGGCGAGTACACACTCCCTTCGGGTAATCCGGTGGTCACAGACACCCAGATAACTTCTACGTGGGGTAACACCACACTGTCCGACGTGGCTACGGAAATGACCGCTAGCCTATCTCGAACAGGTAAAGGCGGCATGTTAGCGCCGTTAAAAACAATTAACGGTACAGTAGGTGCGCCTGTTTACACGTTTACCAATTTTCCTACCTCTGGCCTGTACATAGCAGGGGCCGGTGATGTTCGTATGTCGGTCACTGGTGTTGATCGTATGCGTTGGTTAGCTTCTGGCAGCGCCCCCCAAGTACGGAATGCAGCAGAGGACGGATGGACGGATATCGGTAGTGTACTATTAACCAGTGAAGCCACCGATACCACATGTTTCCCTATTTTTGCTACCGCAGCAACAGGCAGTCAGGCCGCAAAAACTAACACTACTTTTACTTTTAATAGTGCTACCGGTGATGTTGGTATTGGTGGCCGATTAACACTTGCTGTCGGAACGTCTAATGGACTTTCTTTTAACAGAGCGGGTACCTCCACCCAAGTTTTATTTAAAGATGATACCAGCACAGATATTCTTACCTTGCAAAATCCCAATGGCGCAGCTTTAGTTTTGGGCACAAGCGCAACAGAACGTATGCGTATAGACGCCTCAGGCAACGTTACACTTCAAGAAGATATTGTCATGCAAACTGGCAAAACGGTTGATGGCCGTGATGTGTCGGTTGATGGTGCTAAGTTGGATGGTGTGTACGGCGGGCGGGTTCCAACCGCTGGAACGTCCGTTGCAGGAAATAGCGGGTTTACTGTTGCCCGTTCAACAACAGGAACCTATGTTATTACCCATAATCTTGCAAGTACGACGTATGGGTTTAATGCTACCCCAGAGGCTAGTGCTACCGACACTACCACAACTTGCTTCCCTACAGGAAATACAGTAACAGTGTACGTTAGAGATTCTGGTACATTGACAAATCGTGGTTTCAATTTTAGTCTAATCGATGTTTAACCCTATCTAATCTGCCACCTCATGCCTATTCCGAGGTGGTCAAGGGTTGACTCGGGGCGCATGTCAAACGGTAGCCCTACATCATAGTGAGAGAAATGGCTAAGCTGTATAAACACGCCATTGCTCCATTCATTACGTATTGAAATATAAGCGCCCACACCCCCACCGTCATGCCAGCAAATGCTACACAACATGAGGTTGCCGTTCTTTCCAGCGCCTATCTCTAAGTAAGTTTTTGATTCAGCTAGTGCGGGGCCAGCAAACAAGGCCAGCATGATTAGTATAGTTTTCATAGTAGTGTCTCTGTTAGGGTTTAAAGTCTATCTTCTACGTTCCTGTCAATCTCATCCATAATTTTTTTATTTTGTTCCGGCGTAAAAGCAGCTAAAAAAGGTTCAAGTATAAAGCAAACTTTAATTACTTTGTCTTCTCGCTCTTTACAACTTTTTTCCAATTTTGCCATCTGGAAACGTAACGCTTTTATCTCAGCTCTTAAATCAGCTTTCATGGTATTTCTCTCTGTTGGTTGGTTTAAATTCTATCGTCTTGCTGTAGTGCGTCTGATATTTGCTCTGCTATGCCAGCCAGATCGATTATCCTTGAGGCGTAATGCTTACGCAGCTCACTGTGCGCCCGTCTGGTATCTTTCGCAGTCTCTAGCGGTATTTCTACATGCGCCTCAGACCCACCGATGAACTTGTTTAACACCCTCGGCCTAATGCCTTTGCTTATGGTGCCATCCCAAACGGGGTCTATCTTGTAGCCTGTGCTGGCATCGTTAATAGCCCTTTTAACATACTTGACATTCGTATCTAAGTCAAAGTGTAGCGGGCCAGCTAGAATAGGGTTGTTGAACACTTTGAATATTTCTGAGGCGTTTAAGTACGGGTCAGGCCATATTTTCAACAGCTCAATAACTGAAAAGTCTAGGTCGGATAGTGACGCATTAGACATATCGGCCTTAGCTTGTGTGGTCGGTGGTGGGGCTGTTAGTGATTCAATGCTGACCGGCACAGTCTGCAACCAGCGGAACACGGCCCGCCCCCATGATGGCATACCGTCATCGTCTGTTTCATTTAGCCACGCGTTTACACGGGTAAAGAAGACAGGCGGTGCAGGGAACAGGGCGTTCATCATAATGTAAAACCTGCGATCTTCTGGCGGTATAGCCAGCGCGTTTACATGGTTCGTCAAGAATAGATAGCTGCCATGCACTTTCACTTCCCGTTTCATGCCGAACTTAGGGTTAATAGTCACGCTTCTACTTCTCGGGTCAACCAGTGTTTTTAACTTCTCGTAGTTGTTAAAGAACTTAGAGGCATCACCGGACAGGGTTTCTTCTGACACAATGAAAGGCTTTTCCTGCCACTCGTTAAAGTCGCTGTCGCCCACCATGTCTTTAAAAGGCACGTCGGCCACATTGGAGCCGCCTAGCAAAGTCTTTATCATGTCGGCTAGTGTTGACCGTCCGACGCCTTGCTGTTTAGCCACCATGACGATCGCCGCGCCTCTAAAACTCATGTCTTGACACTTGGCCGCTAGCCACATCGTAAAGTAGTCGCGGTCTTTAACGTCAGGAATTAGGTACTCTAGGTACTGTGTAAACTGGTCAACGTGGTGCTGGTCAATTGGCCCTTGCCCCCATTCAGGGATAGAAAACAAATTGACTAGGTTCTCGCCTTTGTTGTTGACTATCCTAGCGGTGGTGCTGGGGTCGTAGGTTGCACCGGCCACCACTACCCGAGAAGGTGACACTGCCCAAAGTGAAGTCATTGGGATAGCTTTCTCTTTCCCCTCGACCGTATTAACTAAAGTCTTGTGCGGGTGAAGTACCCCGAAGCTAGCCATCGTTATACGCATTTCACGTATGTCACTCTTAATGTCCCAGACTGAGTTCTGGGTCTTGTCGAACACATAGCGAGTGGTCAGTGCAGCGGAGGGGTCAAAGCGCCCTGCCTGTATGCCACTGAGCCTAGCCACGTATTTTAAAAAGTCTTCGGTGCTACTGGTGTCTTTACAACTCCCGTGGTGGCAGTAAAACGCGCGCTGGTCTACGTTATCGCCACGGCCTAGAGGCTTGTATCTAGCCGTTTCGCCTGTGCTGTGCCCCTCAAACCACGGGCACTTAACATCCACCCACTCACCACCATTGTCATTGGCTACATGGCCTTCGTCATAGAGCCATTCTAGCACTGGGTCAATGTAGCCGTTCATTGCTTGAGCTTTAGGTGACACGCTGGCCCAAGGGGTAGTGCCTAGTGATTTAGAGGCCCGAGTCTTAGTCACCGAGTCAGCGTCAAGCAAAACATCTTCCCACTTAACATGAATCTTTAATGCATCTAGTATTTCTTGTGGGGTGTACACGGTGTCGGTCAAGCTGGTCAGGGCACTAACAAACGGGCCTTTGTCTCCTTTCTTACCGTTCACACCTTCTGGCAGCCTGACTAGCTTAACTGGTGTCTTACCACCCTCATCAGAGTAGCCCGACTCATACACTAATTGAATTAGCGCCTCGGCAGCGGCCAGCGTTTCTACCGGCTCGTCAAGGATGTAGCCGTACTGGTAATTACCCTCACTGCTTTCAATGATGTAAGACGGTGGGAAGTCAGCGGGCATTATGCTCATGGGTACTTTGGTGCCGATGTCATCCAGCACCACGACTCTTAAAGACTTAAATAGTTTCTTGCGATGGTACAACTTTCCATCGTCATCAGGTTTACACGTTGCCGTGGCAAAGTACAAAGCTAGCGGGGCTTTGGTTCTCTCTAACAGACTGACCAGTTTATCGTCAGACAAGGGGAATGCTGGCTGTCGTGTAGGCTTTACTTTCCACGTCAGTATGTTCTCATCCTCATCCAGACCGGCATGGAAAACCGCATCGATAAAATCATTTATCTTGTCAGTGTCGTACTCTCTGGGCGGGATGTTCGGGAACTTATGAGCGCCCCCAGTTTCGGGGAGTTTAGGTATCTCAGCCATAGCTGAAAGATCAGTTATTAACTGTTGCTTTTCGGTGTCGTTGTCTGTATCTTTCACTTTATCGCTCATATCATTTCTCTTGTGAGTGGTTTACGGTTCTCTTCCTCTCCCGTAACCTTGGTTGGCAATTTTACCCCGTCGTTCACGCGTCGGGGTTTTTTTGTGCCTGTGAATCTGTTGGTTGCCCATGTATAATAAGAAGAATAGCGCCGATTTCTATATCGGTTCTTGATAAATCCGCATGTAACGTAAAAACACCTGTCTTTCTAGTGTGATTACAATTAAGGCATTCATCATTAATTAGCAAGCCTGCGCGCCCTTCTCCAGCGCCGCATGTTGTACATTTGTTATATTCCATCCTAGTTCCTCTATCAGTTAATTAAGTGCCGGTCTCAGGCTCTATCCTTTGACCGGAATAATTTCTCGCCGCGAGTGGACGAGTCCTACTTGGCCCTTGCCCCTTTAAAGCTCGGCCAAATTCAAAATGACTGTTTATAGCTGTTTATTTCAACGTGCATGTTTATGATGCACTCGCTCCAAGTAGTAAGCAGTAAATTTTTAAGGTTGCTGTTCTTAACCGCCTCATCAGGGATTAGTTTTATTTCTTCCCATTTCTTTGTGAACGTGTGGTAGTCCGAGTAGTAGTAGCATATAGCCGCCGATACTACCGAAGGTGGCGCGCTCTGTATGTCTATGCGGGGTGTCGGTGTCCCTTCTGGGTGCCTTGCGTGTGCAGTGCCAAATACTGAAAGAAAAAGAATTACTGCTATTAGTGTTTTCATTTTATTTAGTTCCCTAGTTAAGTTAATTTATTTCCCGTACCGTTCCATTACTGCTGGCTTAGCAGACAAGGGTAAACCTTCCGCCCACTTAGGGCAAGTTTCCATGAAGCTTTGACAGTCCATTACCATTTGTTCTACTTCTGAGTCATGCACTTCTAAAATCACTTCGTCATGTACATGGCCGACGACTGGAAAACCATCGTCCACCATGTCGCCCAATAGCTCACGCAGTAGGCAAGCCGCTGTTGCTTGGGTCACGTTCTCTGCCATAAAACCACCCCATAGCCTCATTCTAGGCCACTCGTCATCACTGTCGGCCTTTGGCTGGACTGATGCTTTCATAGCGGTGATACCATCCCTGCCAAGTCTGGCGTAGGGGTATTGAATAATCGTGTCATTGGGTAGGATGCACATAAGAGTACCACCCAATATCTCCGGTATGAAAACATATCTTATCTTACCGGCGTTAAATATCTCTTTTGGCCTGCGTATTGCTGCGGTGCTGGCTCTTTCTAGTGCTGACCAGAACTGTCT